AACTTCTGCTTTGGAAGTCCTAATACCTCTCGGATTTTTTCGATTGTGTTCATCGTTACTTATTAGATTATTACAAGGTTATATATATCAAACTTTCGGCTGTTTATTTATTAGCCGTATTTGCTTCTAATCATGCCACAAACCTTCTCTGCTACTTCTTTTGAGCCGTAGCGGTTTATCTGATCGCGGACGCATTCGTCCCATGGGTAGCTTTCAAATGCTTCCTTGGCCGCGTACAACGTTTCGTCGTTTAGTTTTACCACAGTAAAGCCGGTTCTATTGTAGAAAGTTTCGCCCCATAATGACGCGTCTTGTGAGCGTGCAAATAACGGCTGACCGTTTAGCACTCCCGCAGGTTTAACCTCTTCCAATAGTAATGACTTTAGTTCTGCTATAATTTGGTCGTCTTGTGGGCAATTCTTGCAAAGCTTCCCGCGCTTCATCTCAACAAGTCTGTCTGTAAAGTAGCCCTCTATACTATATCCGCGCACTTCGCGCTTCTTTACTTTTTCCCAAATGTCTTTGTTGTTTACTTTAGAAGCAATCATCCACGTGCCAACAGGCAAGTCAAAACCGTACAACGCGCTCTTATCTTTCTTGGAATCTTCTACTAACCAAGACTCAACAACTGTAACTCCGTCAATCTTTGACGCGTGTTCGAGTGTGCTTTCGTTTGTTCTTGCCTCACGCATAAATAACTCCATCGCTTGACGCACCGTTTCTTTAGAAAAGAAGACGTCGTATTCCTCGTCGTTTTCGTCAAGTCGCATGATTAACTTGTCAGGAATTAAAGCCGGCCCTATGAGCATTTGCTTTTCGTCGTCCATAGCGAACGCCATTTTCTTGTCTGCTTGACTCGATAGGTACACGAAGTCCGTTTCTATTGCAGGAAATCTTACAAGGCTTACAGCCTCGATTCCGCTAATCGGCTCTTCTTCGTCAATAAGTAATTCTACTTTCTTTCTCATATCTTAAAAAATACGGTTTGTGATGTTGTTTATTTATCCGCCTCCAAGTGAAGCTTGGTTGGCTATAGACTGTTGTAGTGCGTTGGCATCTGCTAAGTCTTGTTGTACGACATAGGCTTGTACTGCTTGCGATCCTAAAGCGTCGTTAAACGATTGAGCAAGGTCTGGCGTTAAAGCAAGCTGAGCCCCACCACCGCCTGCACTTGGACTACCCGAACCACCTCCGCTAAGATTAGGTGCGCTTGTTTGAAGACCTTCTGTAGCCGCGCCTGCTTGGTTCATTATACCTTTAATTTGTGCAAACGAAGACAGCACTAAACCAACAAGCGTCGCTGTAAATCCCGGTGCGCTAAATACAGCTCCCGGCCCTGTTGCAAGTGCTGAGGCTTGCGCGCCTGCTATTGCGTTAGAAAGTGCAATACCTTGGTTGACTAAAATTTGAGCCATAGCTAACTTCTTCTGTCCTTCTTCCGTTTTAGCCATAGCATTTAGAGCATCGAATCCGGCTTGTATAAGACCCACATTAGCGGCTTTGATAGCTTCCGTTACCGCTAACTCTTCCGCTAATCTTTTCTCCCTTGACTCTTTATCTTTTTCGTCTTGCTCTTTCTTCTTGTCTGCGGCTTCTTTGGCCGCCTTATCAATAATGGCTTGACGTTGGTCGGCAAATTTCTTCTGTATTGCTTGACGTTCTTCTTCGAGTTTTTGTCTAAGACCGGCTTTTACTTCTTCGCCGTTTGCCATAGCTTCCATCTCAGCAATCAACAGCCTTTGCGCTTTTTCGGCGTGCTTGTCAAGTGCAAGTTGTTCGTCTGTCTTTAGGTAGTCTTTGTATTCTTCTATCCTCTTATCTTCTTCCTCTTTCATCAAGCGTTGCGTTTCTTTTATCGCTTCTTGCTTTTCCTTTTCTGCGTCTGCAACTGCTTTGGCTTCCGCGTCAGCTTTAGCCGCAGCTTCTTTTCGAATAGTGTTTATCTTATTGTTCAGCGTCGTCTGCAATTCAAAGGACTCAGTGCGAACGTTAATTAAGTCAATTTCTAACTGTGCAAGGTTGTCTAAGTCTTCTTCACTGGTATCGGATAGTGCGGCTTGCTGAACTGCTATATCATACGCCTCTTGTGCGGCCTTTTCTCTTGCCTCCATCAATATCTGTTCAATTTGGATCGCTTTTTCTGCGTATTCGAGTCTTCTCTCTAAACTATTAGTAGTGTCCTCGGCAATCATATTGAACTTCTTAATCTTCGCGCGACCTTTTGCAAACACCACTCCCAGTTGACGTTGGGCCGTAGCCAAAGATTGTGTCCTCGCCTCTAACTCTTTGGCCTTCTCAATAGCGTCCTCCATCGTGCCAGGAAGCTTTTCCATTTCCTTGTTGTAATTCTCAGCCGCTTTTGTTACGCCCCCTGTAAATAGACCGGCAATCCAGCCACCTACCGCTGCCAAGTACCCCTCTAAACGTTCCATAATTGCTCCAAGTCCGGCCATTTCGACCTGCATCTTTTTTGCATTCTCGTTCGTACTCATAAAGGCCGCTACTAAAGCACCAACAAGAACAACGATTGCCCCGATACCCGTACTTATCAAAGCAACCTTTGTTAGCTGTAGACCTTTGATAAATGAAAGTGTACCCGTGTAGGCGGCCTTAAATCCGCTAACCGCGCCCATCGTCATTTTATCCAAAGCACCGGTTACACCCTCAACGCCTGTGCCTAAATTATTAGTGGCTTCGTCGATACCGTCTATTTGTTGAGCGGCTTTATCAGCACCCTTTATGACAACACCTACTTCAATTTTTTCAGCCATTACTTCTTGCTTTTAGTCCTTGTCTTATTTTTTTGAAGAATCCACGAAAACCCGTGTCTTCATAGTAACCATATAAAACAAGCCCGTATGTATCTTTTATTACTTCTTTTCTTTGAGCGAAGCGAAGCGTCTGAGGGATTGTCTTCCCTACGTTGTTTATGAAATTTTTCATTCTTGTTGAAGGTTGTTGCTATTTTCCGTAAGTATGTTGCCAAGGTCTTCCAAGAGCAAAAGATTGGTTGACTTGTTTTGGTCGGGGTTGCTTATGTCAATAAATGTAACCGAACAATCCAAGTGCCAAGTCACAACGCGGTCGGCTGATCCGGCGCAACGAATAACCACGCCTAAGTTTTGATCAGCAAAAGAGCCTGAGCCTTTACTTGCGGCAAGCGATACCGTTCTTGTTCCGGCGTCGCCATCAGCTTGTGCAAAGTCTGTCTGTTCAGCTCCGCTTGTTGTTATTGTTCCGTCGATATTCTTTGCTATAAACGTAAACACTTTGAAAGACGTCGAACCAAAAGATCCCGTGCCTGACGTTCCCGAATAGTTATCGCTTTGTATAGATAGCGCACAAATAACAAAGCGAGCCATAAAGTTTGGCGGCAGCAATAGGTTGCCCGTTTTGTCGTCGTTACCCGTTGGAGTTGCGTTTGATAATGTCGTTCCGTATGTCGTAGAATAGTAAACAAAGTTCTTCTGCGTTGAGTTTGTATTGCTCACGAAGTTTGTCCCCCTTATTGATACTTCACCAACTACCGGATTGAAGTTCTGCGCTTGCTTGTTTTTAAGAGCGTGAACGCCACCAACATTAGTCACAAGGCTTTTACCTTCAAAGGCGGACGTATTTGGATTGTTGCCGTCGTTGTTGCCGTTACCGCCTCCACCCGGGCCTGTGTTCCAAAGACAAGCCGAACCGTTCCAATAGTAGTGCGCTTCGTTACAACACTTCTCTGTACCGCTTGACGTAGTGCCGTCTGTTGGATCGGTGAAGACAACCGTGCCGTCTTGCAAGAATCCCGTAAGTTCAAGGTCGCAATCTTGATCGGGTTGCACTATGTTTTGAGCCTTGAACGCATCTAACTTTTTAAGCAACTGAACTTTTGTAGGAACGTCGGCAAACGGTTGGTAGTTGCTTATTTTAAGCACACGGTATGGCGTGTTCTTTATTCTTATTTCGTCGTTAAACTGAAAGTTGAATATGTCGTCAGCTGACAGCATCATCGAGCAATTGACAAGCCTTGCCTCGTCGCTATAAATGCCCATCAGAAACTGTTGCCAATATCTTGCAAAGTAACCCTCTGAACTTGGCGTAGAACCAAAGACTGGGTTGTTCATAGCCGGCATCGGTTGCCAATCCCATAACAACAATGGCGAATCGCTTGCAATGTTATTGCCGTTATTGTAGAAAGGTAAACAAAGCGGATAAGAAGTAAACGACGTTGTGCCAATCTTAAAATAGTGGCCTGCGTCTATTGCTTTTAGTCCATTGTAGTAAAACAACTTCGGCATTGCGTTTGAGAGAGGCCCATTTGTGTCTATTCCGTAACCTTTGTGAATTACAACGTTTGGATATTCCGAGATGTCGGTGTTGCTTATTTTAGGTATTGGCGTAACTAAAAACGGCGCAAACTGTGGCTGATTCGATAACGTTCCCGAAGTAAAGTCCAAACCTACCTCGTCGCGATAACGTCCAATAGCGTAGTCGTTAGCTTGTTGAAACTTAGCGTTGTCTAACGTTTCACCGAGAGCGTCTTCAAAGTGTATGAACTTATTACGGATTGAGTCGGTTGGGGTTATCGTAAATTCTTTTGAAGTGTCGAGCCTATCTGTCCAATCTTTTGATGAGCCGGCGTTTATATAATCTTGCCAAGGTTGCACTTGTAAATTTTGTGCGTCTTGTGGATCAGTTACAATACAAAGGTTAAAGCGTTCGCACAAGTCCTTAACAAAGTCTACCTGTTGCATATCAGGCATATTTTGCGGCATCGAAGCAATACCGTTTGTAAGTTGGCTTGCGTAGACAGTTAAGAAAGTACCTGCGCCGTTTAGTCTTATACTCTGTCCGCCTGTGTTATTATATATAACTGCACGCATTGTTACTTGTGCTGTCTGACCGGCTTCAAGGAATAGTTCAAAGTCTAAGACCGGGGCATCGTGTGTTCCGGCTGTTGCTGCTACTAAACCGTTAGTGCCTGCCGCAATTACTGAACCGCCATTAGGGCCAAAGATACCGTAGCCAATTTGTCCACCATAGTTACCGACGTAGGTTGCAGTGTAGTTAATGTTTAGCTGTCCGTAATAGTAGCCTGTTGCCGGTGCGGTGAACTCATAGGCCGTTGTACTCCAATTGTCAGCTGCGTCAAATAGTGCCGGTGGGTTACTACTCACACCAACGCCAGAGTCGTCGTTTAGTGGGACGGGTGTTAGCCACTCAGATTCGCCACCTACTGTTGTAAACGTGTGAACCGTTGCTTGGTCGCTTGCTACACACAACCCAAGTACACCGCGAGTTGCAACGGATTCTCTTTGGTTGCCTAACGTCATATACAGTTTTGTCCAAGCGTCAGACGTTAAAAACGAGTTAGACGCTAAAGTGTACCCGGCTTGGTTTACTATCTCTTCAAATAGGTGCGCTACTTTTATTGCAGGCTTGAACATATACGGTTGCAGAAAGTTGTCTTCTGCCAATCCGCCAGTTCCGTATTGGTTGTTTTCGTAGTGCAAGAAATTATACTCACCTGCTAACCCGTAGTCGGCTAACGGAAATATAATGACGCCGTTGCCAACCGATCCTTCTGTAACGTCATTTGAGAGCGTCCACGAGTCCGAAATTTTAGTCGCGTTTAGTGCAACGTCATAGTCTACATTTTGAGCGTTTGTTGAGCTTATAAATAAGTCAATTAACTTCTTGTCTTTTAGCTCTTGGAAGATGTTAGCTTCCATCCCAAACACCGCAACCTCGAACTCTTCTGTCTTCGTGTGTACGTTTTTAAGCTGTAACGATCCGCATATAATCGGCACACCGTCTACTCTTATTTCTGCGTAGCACTTTTGGTGAACGTTGAATCTTGCTACTTGCGTACTTTGAACGGCCGTCGGTTGAATATTAACGTCGTAATAGTACCCAAAGTATTCGGAGTTAGTATTTGAGAAGGGAAGCCTAAACGTCTGCGAGAATGGGCTAAATCTACCTAATACGTTATCGCCTCTTCCTACTTCGTAAGTCAAAGAAATTGCGCCCGGATTTGCTAAGTCAAGGACATGCTGTTTGCCATGCACTGCGTTTGCTGACGCTGGCTTTTGTTCGTATGCTACAAGTTCAATCATTATGACAATCCTCTAAATGTTCCGCCTTTTGTTGTTGGCCTTTGTTTTGCGTATTTGAATTTGATTTGATACAAGAACGGTTGACGATCGTTAACGCGACGCTTCTTCACGTAACCTGTGTCCGTTACTGTGATAGGTGTCACGCCTAATCCATCAGCGGCTGATATTAAAAACACTTGTGGCGATAGCATCAAAGTTTCGAGAACGGCTACGTCTGCATCTTGTAGCAAGTCTGTAGTTGCTGTTAGTTCTTGCGTAGCGTCAACACGTGCTATTCGTGTTCCGCCTTGTGTGCCTCTATACTCAAAGTCTTGTGCGGCGTCAGCCGTGTTCCAATTGCCGGCCACTTGGTCAAAAGATTTGCGGCTTATTGTGTCTGCATAGTCGTGCCTTAGTCTGAACGTTTGGAAGTCCCAACACCCAAGCGAATTTTGCCAAGCTACATACATTTTCGTGTAGTCGTCGTCTTGGTATATGCTTTTGCAAGTGTTGATGTTAAAGCGGTAGACTGTGCTTACAAGGTCGCCTGTTGCACTTGGTGTCGTAGCTGTTCCGGTAACTCCGCAAACTTCGTAGTATGCGACCTGTTCGTTAACAAAGAAATCCCTAAAAGTCGTGTCGACTGTTTGAGTGTCAAAGTTACCCGGCCCACATCCGAAGAACTGTAGCTTGTCTTTGTCTGCACTTACCGATGTGTTTTCTACACCGCCATCCGTTCCCGGTATAAAGTTCCGCGAATCGAGCAACACATTTGACGAGTTGTACAACGCGACGTAGATACTTTTTAGAGTGCTACCAAAAGGCGCAGTGTTATCGTTAAAGAATCCAAGAACATAGGGTTGCTTGTATTCAACTTCTACAAGAATCGGCGAAATAGAACTGACAAGGTTTGAAGTGAACCCTTGAGTATTTGCGGTTTGACGATCCGACAAAAACAAATCGCGGAAGCTGTCCATATTGTGTACCGTTGTCCAAAGGTTGTCGCTTGTGTAGGACTTAATTCCGGCGTCCCAAGTGTTTAATCTTGTTAGTCCTGCGCTCATGAACAAGTTGATGTATTCGCCGTCTATCTTATTAACGGTATCAATAACAGGATTTGCCGTCGCTGATGAAGCGTATTCTTGCTTGAAACGCATCTCAATTTGTCGCACGCTTTCACCGTTGCTTGAGCTGAATACTTTCGTTGTTGCACCACCAACACCACCCGTATTGAATATTGTGTTCGTCTGCACGACTGTGCCGGCGGTTGTGTCTTGGTATGCGTTGGTTGTGCTAAAGTGTGGCACTAATAACTTGTCTACTCTAAATACTCCTGCACCTGCGGTGTTCGGAAATACCTTAACGCGACTAACCATAACGCCACCAACATACACGTCGGCAATGTATCTGAATTTAAAGTTAGACGCACTTGCTTGCTCGGTGCTTGTTATAACATACATAAGTTGTTCGAATACGCCGTGTACGTATGCGGTGTCCGGCCTTTGTTGTACTGTCATACTCATTCTACTTCGAGATTAGGGTTTGTTTGTAGTGATTGTTTTATTACTTCCGCGATGTCTTTGGTTACAGCATCGTTTAAAATTTTAAGGGCTTTGACTCGTAGACGCTTCCAAGTGCCACTTATAAACAGCGTAGGCTTTAAGCCCCTATGCCATATTGCGCGACTTATCGCAAACACAATCGACTGACGAGGAACAAAGCGACCCTTCTCGTCCCTTGTTCCGGATATGTTCTTCTGTACCGTCCAACGATCAATCGCGCTACGTAGTCCCGGCTTTCCTCTTCCGCTTCCAAACTTGAACGGCGATTCTGATTGTTTACGAAAGATGTTCTTGGAAGCACCTTGCACACCCTTATCGACGTACTCCCAATAGTCTACTTTCGGAGTCATATTCATATACATCGCGTGTTTATTAGCACCCACAAACACCTTCATCGAATTGTAAAGCGCACCGGTGTTTACCTTGTCTTGCATCTTTAACGAAGTTCGTGCGTTCTTACGCCATCGCTTACCGATGAACGTTAATGCCTTCTTAGTGTGTGTTGCCGGATAGCTAACGCCCTTGACTGTAAATTGTAACTTAGCCATTAACTAAAGGGTGCAATACAAAGGTTGTTCTTATTCGATACCTCTATTGTTAATGAACCACTCCAACCTGTCAGTTCGTTATCAAACCGAACAGTAAACGGTGTACAAGTTATAGGCAGTTCGACTTTGTAGTCGTCATCTACTGTTGTGTTAGTCGTTGCGAGTGATTGTATGAATTGATTTAAAACGTCGTGCAACATTTGAAGCGTATCGGAGTACACTTGGTTGCGGTCTGTTAGGTCTGTTTGGATCATGTCAGCTACCAACAACTCCAAGTCGTAGCTCATAACGCCGTTGTCAATGTTTGCGCCTAATATCTCACAATACAAGAACGGGTAGTTCGTTTGTCCAAGCTTGTCAATGTCTACCTGATCCAAAGGACCGGCCACGAAATGCTGTAGCATAAGGTGGTCGTTGGTTATCGTTTGGAGTAGGTCAGTTATTTGTATGTACGATTTCATCGGTATTGTTGTGCGTCAGGGGACTTGCCTTGTCGGTTTTTGTCTTGTTCATAAGCTAAATATGTAAACGCCGATTCTATCTCAATTTCGGTAGCGGCTTTGATTTTCAAAGCGTCGCCTCCAGCCAAAGCGTGGATGATAACATACCACCCCCACTTGTCGGACATTAAATTTCCTTTTCCTCCTCCACTAAAGAGTTGGCTAAATCGGTTGTTAAGCTCACGCCTATAGACAAAAAAAAATTGGTTGCGCCCAATACAACTGCCATAGGTAAATCGTCCCAATGGTTCGGCAATACGTCGCCGGTGTAATCTTCTATTGAGTAGAAGTTCCCCCCTTCGATTTTAATAGGTCGGTATAGTATGCCCATTATTTCGTTTATGTTTTCAAAGAAGCCTCCGGCGCAGTATGTTTCTAAGTCTGCAAACTCGCCGACAGTTAGCTTTGAAAGGTTGGGGTGAAAGCCATAACGCTTCCCTTTGTAGTCAATCTTCTTTACAAGTTCTTGGTTGTTCTCCTCAGGATCGTTAATACGTTGCACTATTTTGCTTATCCTTTCAAGTTCTGCAACTGTAAGCTTGGCTACTAAGGCCGGCGTAAGGTTGCAAAAGATACCAATGGATTTCGCTAACCATTCGGTGCTTCCTTCCTCAACTTTAAGGTCTGCTATTGCTTTGTATTGTTTGACCGTTATATCGGCCATAGAGTCGGGTACGGTTATTTGCATTAGTGTTTTATTTCAATGTTAATGCCCCACAATCCCCACGCAAAGGTGATGTCTAATGTGAAATCCCACGATATAGTTATTGTGGGAAAAGGGATAAATTGTGCGTGTAATTTGAAGATTGATATGTTCATTATGATATGTAATATTTGCCTGAATAAGGTGCGCCTATGCGGTTAATGCAAACGTACCTCACGGCGTCGACGATGTGGTTGTTTTGGTCTTTGGGTTTAGAGAGCTGTGTTCCGTTACGGTCTACCTCCCATTGATAGTTCCTAAATTCTTTCTGTGCGTTAAGTGAGTCTGCAAGTATATATAGCTTGTGGCGTTTCATTATGTCAATGCCAAGACGAATACTGTCAGGGCCTTTCTTAGATGGCTTCACGTTATGCCCGAAGCGGTGTAGTTCTTCGATTGACTTCGGTTCGGCACTATCGCAAATTATCGGTGTGCGGTCTAAGTTTAGTGCCGTTAGTTCTTTGCTTATATCGTGGTTAGTCATGCCTGTCTTGTATAGGTGTTCTTTAATGTATAACGAGTAGTCAACACGCCAAACCGAAACTAAGGCCGTAGGATCGTTTGTAAAGCCCCAGTCCATGCCATACGCCACTAACTTCGCGTTCGTCGGTATATCGTCCGCTAAAAGCCATTGTGGGAAGACTGCGGCTGTATTAACTCCGCGCTCGCCAAGACCATAGATACGCCAGTAGTTAGCGTCCGTTTCTTTAAACCTCTCAATCTCTTCAACAACCGACTGCTCAAGGAAGGGGTTGTCTTTGTATGTAGTCTTAAAGAAGTCTACGTCGTCGCGCTCTAATACGTGGTCGTATATCCAATGGTATTGGTCAGACGGGTTAAAGTCGAGCAGGGTTTTATCTGTTGTTCTAAGGATAAGCTGTCGCCAGTCTTCGAGGCTTAGTTCGTTGGCCTCGTTAATATATAGAATATGACGCTTACGTCCCCTCAATTTCGCGGGCATATCGGCTGATATAAACTCGATGAGGTTGCCAAATAGTGTGTAAGTCGCTTGGCTCTTGTTGTGGTATTCTTCTTTGTAGTGTCCGCCTTGTGTGAGTATGTCAAAGAAGTCGCGCATTACTGACGACCTAAGCGCAGGAAATGTCTTGCGGACTATTGTTATGACCGTGCCGGCACTTCTGTTTTTGTAGCATAGTTCAATAAGGCTCTGACAGATTGAGTACGTCTTGCCCGATCTTGTGCCGCCTTGGTGTACTTGAATCTTAGCCTTGGACTTTTTAACGTGGTAATATGTCGACGGCTGTTTACTCGTCATCGAACCATTTGAACGGCTTGGGTTCGTTTACTTCTATTTCTTGCTTCTCTACATATCCGCGATGCTTGCCTTTAGTCTTTAGATAAAAGATGGTGCTACTTGGTATCTTCTCTTTAATTTGCTGATGTAGTGAACTTTCGGCGAAGTCTATCGCGCTTTCTTGTATGTCCTTGACCGCATCTTTGTAATCTTCGTCTTCTTCTAACCAACGGTAGTGCGTGCGTCTTGATATGTTGCAAGTTTTGGCCGCGGTAGTAACTACTCCAAGTGATCGCTCCAAAGCTTCTAAAAATTCTTTTTTATTGTGTGCCATTTGTAACTTCTGTATGTCGGGGTGTTTGAACTTGCTCATATCTTAAAGGCTTGTCTTCCGGTGTACTTTTCCCAACGATTGACTACTGTGTCTATATATTCCGGACTTAGTTCTAAACCATAGCAAGAACGGCCTGTGGCTTCTGCGCCAATAAGTGTAGAACCCGAACCAAGGAACGGCTCAAGGACTATGCCCCCTACAGGACAGCTTGACTTTATACAACGCTCCATCATATCCACCGGCTTTGGTGTTGCGTGGTTGTGTCGTTCGTCGCCGTGTACCCTGTCAAACTCCCAAACGTCGCGCATGATGTCATGGGCGTTATCAAAGTATGAGCGCATTCCTTTTAACTTGCCTCTAATAATTCCGGACTTTACTCCCTTTATTTCGTCCCATTGTTCTTTAAGGTTTGACCAAGGTTTAACGAATGCCGTAGTTTTTTCTTGTAGTTTCTTGTAGTGCTTCTCTCCTATAATCTGAAACTGCGACTCCGTGAACCAATGGCTGAACATTTGCACGCCGGTTATTCTTTCGACTTCTTTTTTGCCTATGCCTGCGCGTTCAAGTTCCTTTTGCTGAAAGTCTAAAAGCGGTCTAAATTCGTCGGGAAAGTCTGCGGCGTTTATGTTGCCTATAAACTGTTGGCCAAATTGAAAGTATAAACAACGCTCTGACGCTTCCGGGTACTGGTGCATTAGTTCGGACTTCATGCCTGGTACATTTTTCTTGTCCCAAACTATCTCATTGCGTAGGTCGTATTGCTCAAAGTCTTGGAGTCCACCTTTATACCATAGCCTCCACAAGTCCGGTGCGTTGCCCCAAATGTAGGCACTTCCTTTGTCTATTGTAAAGGCGCGGCAAGTCTTCCACCAATCCATTTGGAAGGCGTCTAATTTTTCGCGGTATAGGTTGTCGTTCTGCACACCGTCCTTTTGCTTACCCATTCCGTAAGGTGGGTCGGCGTGAATAAGGTCGGCCTTTTCGCCGTCGAATAACTTCGCTAAGTTTTCCGGCTTGGTGCAATCGCCACACATGATGCGGTGGTTGCCCAGTTGCCAAATGTCGCCGGGCTGTGTCTTGAGTTCGATTCCCGCTTTGTCGGGTAGTTCGTCTTTATCTGTCAGCCCCGGTGCAACGTCTACGTCGTCAGTCCAAACGTCAAGTCCCCATGCTTCAAGATCCATCGCGTCCCACTCATTAGCAAGCAAGTCCCAATCCCAATCGCCGTAGCTTAGGTTGTCTTTAATCATAAACTCGTCGCGCTGTGCTTTCGTCCAATCGCTAACGTCTATAACGTCAACCTCTCGGTAGCCTAATTCTTTAAGGGCAAGTAGTCGCATATTACCGCCCACCACATAACCGTCCGCTACCACTAAAGGGCGAACAGATAACATTTCAGGAAATGCCTCAATCGAGGATTTCAGCTTCTTGTACTTCTCCTTGTTAAGGCTTCGCGGGTTGTGCGGATCCGTCTGGAGTTGGCCTATCGGTCTTTTGGTTTTCTTGATGTTCATCTACTGATTTTAAAACAGCCCTAAGCAATTCCAAGAAGGGCTTGTTTGCTACGGCTAAGTCTAATATGATATTCGGGGAGTCGTTGTTGTGCGACTGTATCTTGATGACGTTCTTGTGTCTTGAGATTAACAAGAAGTCGTCGCTTGTGTTTATGTTCTTATTTGCTTGTCTGTGTGCCATCTGATTCTGTTTCGCATGAAGATTCGTAGACCTTCAATAATTCAATATACATATTCTTATTGCAAGACGCACAAGACGTCTGCTTCATTTTCTTTTTAAAGACCTCCTCGTAGAGCTGATAAAACCCTTTTGCGTTTTGTTTGCCTAAGTTCTGTCCGGAACGGTAGGCCGGTTGTAGTACGTCTTTGAAAAACGTCATCTGCTCTGACGTCATTTGTTCAATGTCGCGATAAGGGAACATTTTGTTGAGTCGCTCGCGGCGTTCGTTACAACCGCAATCGTCGCCGAAGAATTTCTTCACGACTTTTTCTACGCCTGTTGCCTTAGTTACTTTTTGTATAGTGTCGCCTAAGCCCTTGCTTTTCTTTTTCATTTTGTATGTATGTTCTGACGTCGCGGATTGCACGGTACAAAGTGTTGCGACTTATTCCCGTTTCTTTTGCTAATGAGTTAAGCGAGTGCTTGTCGCCGTAGTATATAGCAAAGCAGTTTTTTTCAAACCATTCGACGTCTTCAAGCTTTTCGTCTATAAATTTAAGCAATACTTCGTTCCACTTCTTTTGGTCTATCTCGTCCAACTTGTGAAGGTGTCGCAAATGTTCGGCCGCTTGCCTGTGTCGTTCTGATGGCTTCCTGTATTTGTAGTGGTAGCGACTTGTGGTGCTTCTGTAATTGTTAACGCAAAGTCGTATGATCCAAAACCGCATCTGATTCTTTGCAACTATAGCGTTCATCTTTTCGCGGTTAGCCGTTAAGACGGCAATAATAACTTCGTGAGCTAAGTCTTCAAAGTCAGGGTAGCGTGCTTGCGTTATTACCTTAGCAATCTCAATAATTGCGTCATAGTTTTCGCGTATGTACTTTTGAACCACCTCTAAAGTTTACAAAAGTTTCTTCACTTCCGCTTGGTAGTGTTTTATTTTTTCTAACAACCATTCGTTAGTAAGTCTGGCCGGGTGGTTGCTTTGGATAACAAGCTCATCTGCTAACTCTGTCCCAAGGTTGAGAGCGAACAAGTACTGCTCACCACCGCGAAAGCCATTGCACCGTTTACACTGGGGCTTGACATTATCCTCAGTCCATCGCGTTGCGTACTTTCCACGAGATTGAAAATGGCCTGCGTCCACTTCCTTCCAATTTTTACTTACACCACAAGTGAAACAAGAAACGTAGCCTGCGTGGTCGGCGTCCTTCATTCGGACGTATTGACTAAATACTTTGTCTAACTTCTTGACAAGTGTCGAACGCTTTACAGGCATAAATACAATACACCAAGCAAAGCAATAACGGCTTCATTTACTCTGACGCCTTGAGATATATAATACTCGACGCCTATGTCTACAAACGCGAGTACAATCATTGCTATAATTAAACCATCCATACAAACATATATACGACATGTTTGGTTTGTTTCCAAATTTAATCAGATTCTTCCGAATTTGGGTGCGGTATGTGCTTCCATCTTCCTCTCTCGTCGGTGTCGTCTTCTTTTAGGTTTAGATCCTCCGACAACTTTTTGAGTATGTCGCGTTGTTCGTCCGTCATGGGTTCGACCGGTTTATCTCTTAAATGCTTCCATTTAGTTTCGCGACGTTCTGCTCGTTGTCCTTCGTATATCTGAAAAGCCTCGACAAGTTCCGGAAGCATTAGACGTTCATATTGGTTGCCATATTTGCCCGCTTTGAAGTTTGTCATTATGCAACGCCACTCTTCAATCTTCATGGCCGGAAATTCCTCAATCAAATAGTCAACCGCTTCTATGATGTGTTCGGTTTCGCGGATCGTCTTGTTGTAGTTTAGATAGTCAAGCGTAGACTTTAGCAAGGCGGTAAGTGCGGCGTGCGTTTGTCTTGGGCAATACTTAAATGCGGCGCGTACATTTGTTCCATGATGCCACGCTTCCGCCGGTGTGATCTTAGAGCGACTCGAGATGCGCGCGATACTTTTCAGCGTCGAAGCCATTACTTGTTGTTGCCTTATTTCTAATTGGGTAGAATCCTTTCCACCCTTCTGCAATTGCGTATTCAATAAGTTCGATTGCTTTGTGTTCTTCATTTTGAGCAAGATTTGTTAGCTTTTTGAGTTGTGCTTGTTCGGTGTATTTGTTAGCGTACTTAAAATTAAACTGTTCCTTTTTGTATTGCTTCCATATATCCCAAGTTTTTTTGAACAATTCAGAGTCCCACGGATATACTATGTTAATACTATGCTTAGTACTTTGGTTGTTATTTGGTATAGGTTCGACAGTTTCGGTATTTGCATTCGTCAATTTTGACAAATGGACGTCACCGGTTTTGTCATTTGCATTTGACAAAGTAAACCATTTAGTACGGTCGTACTTCTTGTCGTTGTAGTTGCCGGACTCTATTGCGCCGGCCTCTTCAAGCTTAGACAGTATTCGGCCAACTTTGCGCGCGCTCCAATATGGAAATAACTGCGCCAAAGCCGACTGCGTGTTGTATGTCCAATACTTACCATCACGGTAGTTGTGATCGTTAGCCTCATTCTTAGCCACCCAATAACGGATGTGGTGAAGCATTACTGCCTCATCCACTCCGTATTGTTCGGCGTCTATTCGTGAGAATGTGAAGTAGTCAATCATTCCGACAAAATACGCTCGTGGTGCATAACCTCCCAAACTATCTGCGAGGCGGTTACGTTTTTGTCTTTAACAATTTCCGGTGCATACTTTAATATGCCACGCGGGTTTCGTTTAATCCAACCGTTTATAGTAGCGGTTGTTATTCCAAGTTCTTTGGCCATTCGGGTTTGTGTTCCGTAATGTTTGCCAATAAACTCCTTGAAGTCTGATCTTTGTTTTTTCATTAGAACGGGCCGGGTAGTTCCACTTCTGGAAGTTCAACATTAGCCTCTTCTAAATCAAGCGCATACTTCTTGAGTTGCTTTGCAATGTTTACCGCATTTCTTAGGCTTACTTTGTCCGGTGGTGCTTGGTTCATTTCCCAATCCATAGCTGTTTTGATTGCCCATTGATTCATTATTAAATGCTGTCTTTTTTCGTCGCGATCGTGAAAACTTGTTACCGTATTGCCCGTGCTTGTTGGATTGCTTCCAAAGTCTGGTCGGTTCAGCTTTAGTTTTTTGCCAAACTTTCCTTCCGTTACTGTGTACGCAACTTCGTCGCCTACGTTCCAACGGTCTGGTGACTTAGCTGACACTTCGCCAACTGTTCCGTCTTCCAATTCAACTTCCGAAGTGTACATAGTCGCTCCGTCAAACTTACTTACGTAAGTGCCACTTGATTGCGTGGTCTTTATTTTGCTTGTTTGCATTGTTTAATAATTATAAGGTTTACAATTTATTTTATATTTAGTTACTGATTTTCCTATCTTCATTCCCGATACTCGTCCCAAATATCCCTCTTTACTTTTTTTATTTGGCCATATCTCGTTGTCTTTTTTAGACCAAAGCAAGTCTTCTGCGTCGTCTTTACATAGTGCAAACCTAAGCTTCAAATAGTTCATAGCGTCCGAATCTCCCCAATAAGTTATGTTTATAATCTTCTTGGCTTTTTCAACCTTGCGGATATAATTAACCGCAGAAGCTACGCCGACGAATCCAATATACTGACCTTCGACTTGCATCGTTATTCGTTTCTCGTAGGTTTTGTTTAACTCAAAGTCCGTTAGTCCGGGAGCTTGTAATGCGCATCCGCCTATGTCTAAAGATTCACCTTCTACTCCCAAAATGGTGTAGCCGTATTCGTTTGATATGTCTACTAATACCTTGCTCATTTCTTCTTGGTTCTTGCGTTTATAATTGACTGCTTGAAGTCCTCAATGATTCGCTCTTCATTTGCGCTAATAACTTGTCGGCTGATCCATTCGCGCCACTCGTCAAAGTCGTGGATTGGTTCTTTGGGATATACTGTTTTCATTTTGCGTGTGGGTTATCAGCTTTTGCGTCGCGTGCTATGTAGTACGCATCAAGCTTTGTTTGTTCTTCTTTGAGTCGCTTTTGATGGTATTGAATATTCCATTCAGCATCTTTGATTAATTCTTCGAGTGTCATCTTGTTTATTGATTTGTTTATTTACCTAATTGCTCTAACAAGTAAGAACAAGCTGCTTTACGGGTTCTGAAAAAGCCGTTTCCTTTACAAGACCAAACATCTCCTTCTTTGTTTACATACCCAAGTACATCATTGTTGTGAATTACAGCTCCGTTTTCTGTGTTATAAGTAACGTCCTCTAAAAATGTTTTGATAGTTTTCATTTTGTAGGGGTTATTTGTTTTTTAGTATAGCACCTTTGAAAAGTTTCTAATGGTAACATTCTGCTATTGTATCTACCTGAATTAGTGTACATGATACACTCGTCATCTACAACAGCGTTTAGTATCCACTCTTTACCGCTACGCTTATTTATGTAAGTTCCTAAAATCATTTTATTTTGTTTTTTGTTGTTTAACATGGTGCTAAGATATAATAAAACTTCCATTAAACCAAAAGAAAAGTTTATTTTTTTCTAAACTTTATTTGTATTACCTTTGTGATATGATTACAAACGACCCCTCCTCACCCTTGGCAAAGTTCATTACTTGTTTGATTGTTCTTCTTGCCATCCTCATGTCAATACACTTATTCAGATGATACAACTAAAAGACGCCCGTACATTAACGTACTCAGATAACGACTTGATAATATGCGATCCGCCATATAATGTAGGCTATAAGTATAATGGAAGCTTTAAAGACAGTCAAACGCAACAAGAATATCAAGAGCTTTTTAAGCCTATGCAAGGACACCGCGTTGTAATTATACATTACATTGAACATATAATACGTGATATTGTACCCATCTTAGGCGTACCTGACAAGGTTGTGTCATGGGTTTATAATAGCAACTTAAAAAACCGCTCATGGAGGGTGGTTGCTTGGTGGAATTGTAAGCCTGATTTTACCAAAGTAAGAGTGCCTTATCAAGACATGAAAGATAAAAGGGTTGTGGAACTTTATAAAAGAACGGGTGGTAGAGCTTTGCCCGATTGGTGGGATATTAACCTCGTTAAAAACGTATCTAAGGAAAAAATAAAGGGATACACAAATCAAATACCTCAAGAAGTTATAAGTAGAATAATAAAGATAACAGCCAAAGAAGATGACACCATTGTGGATCCATTCTCAGGAACAGGAACAACTCCATTTGTAGCACAGCAATTAGGATATGAATTTAGAGCTTACGATATTAATCCTTTAGCTATTGAACTATCAAACGAGAGAATATCTAAAGCCGCCCAAGAATTATTCTAAGATAAAGACTAAGACATGATAACGAATTTCGAGAACGAAACCCACGAATTAAACGACTACGAGCGCAACACCTTGTTGCCTTTGCTTGTTAAAGGTTTAAGAACTAAGGTTGGTAAAGAAAACGCCGTAACCAATAAGCAAATATGCAAGGCGTTAAAAGAACAAGGCTACAAGTTAAATGACGCCCGGGTTCGTAAGCTTGTGCAATACATAAGAGTTAACCATATCGTTCCTTTAGTTATTGCAACGTCTAAAGGCTACTACATAGCGACAAGCAAGGATGAAGTAGAAAAATATATAAAGTCGCTAACGGAACGACTGAACGCGATCCAAGAAACTCGCAACGCAATCATTGAACAATTAGCCGGCGACAATGTAAATACAAAAGAAAACCTTCGTATATTTACACAGGCATATTGATTTGTTTGCCTTTGAGTGGCGTTGGACTCCTTTACATACCTTTCCCCCCAACGTCGGAAGCCCTGCATCAACGGATGCGGGGTTTCTTTTTACTTATTAGTTCGAGTCCCGCTGTGCTTACCAATTCGGGACACTTCTCGAACCCTATAAGACTACTCCCGGTTTTGGTTTAGGTTTGCCAAGGGGCATCATGCAATTAATGGCCGTGTGTCCGCCTAATATAACGGCGCAACCGATAGCTTGCTTCTTGAAGTTCTTAGCATACGCCGCCGCGTAGCTTTCCCAATCTATGCCGCATCCTACTTGAGTTCCAAAGATTTTAAAGTTTCGTCCAACCATAATCTCCGTGTAAGCTTGCGTGTGTATATGGCCTTGCACGGTGCTTTGCATATCGTTCTTTGCTTTAGTCCTTGCCGTTCCGCCTTCGCCGTGGACGTATTGCACCCCGTCGTAAACGATCCGCTCTACCCAATTCCAATCAGTACCAAGGACTTCGTTGTAACTTTTTATCCATTCGCGCGGGATCGCGGACGAAAACGCCTTGCGCATAATTATTCGGTCGTGGTTGCCAATACATACGTCGGCTTTAGGAAAAGACTTCGACCACTTTTGTACGCGTTTAATTGCACGCTTTAGTTCGTCGATACCGCTTAAACCGTTAGGGTCTGTTTCGTGATAGCTTGCGTAGTGGTTGTCAATTATGTCGCCTATGAACACGACCTGGTTACAATTCCAACGCGCATACATTTCTTCGCAATACTCGCGATACCCATTAAGACAAAAAGGCTCGTGCAGATCCCCAATGACGAGAATCCGACGCTCCTTTTTAGTTAGGTGTTGGAAGGCTTTAAGCCTGTTACCTTTTAGTCTTGGTCTATGATCGCTCAAAGAAAGAAAGACATAGTGGGACAATGCCTACAACACACAACACCACCCCGTTCCATTCAATCTCCCCGTTCATAGATGTTAGTGCGTAGGTAACTATTACGCCGCCGATAGTGCGCTTTGCTGACCATTTACGAAGACCGCCTTTGTCGCGGAATATTTCGCTAATGTCAAGCTTTGAAAGTAGGCCTATTATTTTTTGTTGCATCCTTCTTCTTTGCAATCCTTCGCGCAACTATTCTTACCAAGAACAATGGCATTAAAAATACGTTTGATAATATCCAATAGTTCATCGTCTTTCTTAGTTGCTGTTAATGCTGTCCAAGTGCTGCAAAAAGCAATAAGGGCAAGTGCAAGCTCTATCCAGTTTTGTTGAATAAATTCCATTTTTTATCTATTTACTAAGTCGCCAAAGTGGTCGCGCATATTAAATGACGGACAAGCTTTGTCTTTGTTATAATCATTATGTCCTCGAACTTTAAGTTCACCAAAGCAAACCTCTAAGAACTTAACCAAATCTCGGAACGCTTGCTTCTGCGCTTCGGTTATTGTGTCTTTAGGTTCTAAGGTTACTTTGTCTTTAGCCTTCTTTTTATCGAGTGCCTTTTTTATTTTCACTACTGATCCACCAACGTAAGCCACGCCGATAGAGCCGTAGTTTTGTCCCCAAGTATGCGCACCTACTTTGTCAATATGACGTCCACGTTCGACCGTTCCGTCTTGATGAATAACGAAGTGATAGCCTATGTCTTCCCATCCGTTGCCCTTAACGTGCCAGTTGCGTATCATCTTGATTGTTAGTTCGCGTTCTGCCGGTGTAGCCGTGCAGTGTAGTATTACTTCTTTAATCTCTCTCATTTGATGCCTTGTTCTGCTAATAGTAATTTAATGTCTTGCATACCTGTGCAAAGTTCCTTGAGCATTTCTTTAACTTCGTTTTCGTGCTTTTCTAATGACACGACGCGAGCCGTTAAGATTGTGTAGTCCCTTTGGAATTTAAAGATTGTGCCAAGCAATCCAGTCAATAAAGCAATCAATTCGTATTGTGTTACGTCCATTATGCGTCAATCATATAATAAGAAAAATAAATATCCATAGACCACCCGCCGTTGAACACGTCAGTACACCAAGCTTGAAACGGCTTGTTTGTTATACTGAAAGTCATGTTGTTAGCTGTTCCTCCTCCGGCTGTCCCTGACCAAGCTTGCGTTCTTGTTCCACTTGAAACGCCGTTCATAAAGTCCCTTGCCGCCCCCCAGTATTGAGAAGTTGTTGAGTCAGTCGCAGACCATCCCATTCGTAAATCGTCCGAAGAACTTTCATTACTTCCTGCGTGTGTTGCTACAATGATTGCCTTGACAGGTACTATTATTTTACCCGACTCCGCCGCCTTTAAGGTTACGGGTGTGTCGTTGTACTTCATAGCTAAAACTGCCGCGTTGTTCACCGACACCTTTGACGTAACTATTGAAAGGCCACCTCCTGCGCCTGCAATAAGGTTTGCGTATGTTACTTTCTTGCTCGCCGTTGCGGAAGTATCTACAATATATAGAACGTCGTCATTTGCCGGAGTTCCCCCCAAGGCCGTCAGGTCGCTTACTTTCTTGTTTGCCATTGATGTATTTCTTTAGTTTCTGCTCGTTCTTTTCTTTCGGCTTATATTTTTTTCGCTTTGGTTTTAACATATTCCAGAGTCTGCGCCAATAGCTGACAAAAACGCTTTGTATCTTAAATCCATATACACGTCGTCCACGTTTAAGCCTTGCGTGTAATTGTTTGACGTTGGTGATAAATCCGAACCAGTGTTGCTTGAATACTCCGGATAGCTTCCTGAGTTGTCGCACAAATAGTCGATAAGTCTTTGACGATAGAACTGCGCCATATCGTGCGCTTGATCCATTAGCGGCTTTAAGTCGTCGTAGGTTGCCGCCGCGCTTTGTTCGCTGTTCATTATAACAACGGCGTTATTAACGAATCTAAGGCGCAAGAACGGCACTAACTGAACAAAGGAATACTGAACGGTAGCAGGGATAATATAGTCCGTTAGAAGCGTTGCATACACGCCGGCAACTGCGCCCGTGTCTATGTCGTTGCATAGCTTGTTGTATAGGTCTGTTCCGAGTACCGGAAGAATCCAACGCTGTTGCGCCATGTAAACGTAAGGACGGATTAAATCGTCGTCAACTGAACCGCCTATTGCGGTATCTCTTTTCAGCCTGTTTGCTGAAACAAATAGTGCTTGGCTTGCCATTAGTTCTTTGGTGTAGTAATTGCTTGAGCAATGTTCGGGTTAATAAATCCGCGATTATCCATATCGCGCGGTCTTTTAGCAACGTTTATGTCGTTCGTTTGCAAAGGTGTGTCTTGATTCTCACGAATAATTCGACGCGCCTCGTTTACGCTTATGCGCGTGTTGTCTTTTCTTAGGTACGTTCTACGCTCCCAAAAGTGCTGACATGATCCACCGCCTTTGTAGAACCAAATGTTGTAGAAGTCTGAACCGGCAGGCCCCCATCCCGGATTCGTTGCTTGATTAGATGCTTGTTCGATTGCTTCTTTTGTCCATACTTTATTGCCGGCGGCAACCATTAGTTCGCAAAAGTCGCGTGATGGGTTTCCGTTGATTCCTGTCTTCTTTAGCATATAGGCATATCTAACTCTTATTAAGTCGGTGTCTTGTTCAGAAACGCCACGACTTGCTCGTTCTTGAGATGAGTCAGGAATAACCCTTGGATTTGCAAATGTCCACATTGCGTTGTACAAGTCTTCGCGATCGTAGTCAACTCTTTTAGCGTCTACCATTTCGTATTTGTCAAGCATCTCGTCATGGTCTTCGCTCATCTCCATTAGAAAGTCTATTGCCTGTGCTTTATATAGCCTCTCCTTATCCTTGTCGTTTAGGTTTAATTCTTTTAGCTTAGACTTTGCCCAACGTAGTCCGGCTTTACCGCCCCAAGCGTCGTACATAAGCTTGCCGCATCCGTCGTTGTACGTTGTGCTTGACTCTAAGTCTTTAGCGTGGCGCGTTAGGTAGTTCGCCATACGTTGAACCGTTTCGATACTTATTGGTTCGCCTTTGGCTAATTGGTTTGCACGACGCTTCCCCACAGCCGTTCCGCAAGATCCCCAACCGTTCTTTTCTACAAAGTCCAACACCTTCTGCGCGTTGCTCCTTACGCCTTGCGGATAGTCGCTAATGCTCTCCGCAAACAGGTCTTTTTTTTTACTGCTAAACTCGTCGACTTTTACTTCGACTTCTTCCTTTGTAACACCTTCCTTTTGTTGCTCCCCTTCGTCAAGTGTATTGATAACGTCAAGGTCTAAGAAGTCAGCCGGCTTTGCCGTTATAAAGAACAAGTCTAACTCTATATCGTTGATGCCAAACAACAAGCCCAACGATTCCAAAACGATGTCTTGTAGTGGGGCTACTACCGTGTTGTTAAATAAAGAATAAGAGTCGCGCAACTCGTCGGCGTTATTTCCAAAGCCTCCACCTTCGGAACGCACACCAAATAGAAGCGGACTCGTTACCCTATGTCCGGTTAGTATCTTTTCGCTGACAAGCTTAGACAGATACTCGTACATTCCGTCCGCGCCGTTTGTGTTTATAGGTGTGAACTCAGGTGCGGTTTCGTCGCCATCGTTAAACGTAATAAGAATACGTCCCGCGTTGTCTGCGCCTGTGAACTTTTGAATAACCTTCTGCTCTATTTGTCGACGCTCTTCTTGTGTCGGTACGCCGTTCTTAAACGATAAAAGCATAGACGGGAAAAAGCCGCGTCTGATATTGTTCAAATGAAACTCCGATACCTCGCGGTCTAATTCGATGTAGTTAGTAGCTCCCGCGTAGTCAGGTAATGCGTAGTAATGATAAGAAGGCGTGTACCTTTTTATTTGGAAGCACGTTGACGCCGATGTTCTGTTCTCTAAATCAAAGGCTGGGATCGTCTTTTCTTTGTGTCTTTTGTTGCGCCAGTCCGGTTTGTAATAGTATTCGAACACCTTACCGTCGCCGTCAGCTACTCCGCTTCGCATAGTGTGAACCGGTAGGTGCTTAATGCAAGCAATTCGAGTACGCGATTTGTTCCAAATAACATTCAAGTACGCCATGCCGTAAAGCTTAATATCGAAGCACACCATTTGAACAAGGTGTGAGTCGCTTTTGCGTAGTAAGTCTTGAAGCCTCAACCATTGCTCACGCTTCCCGTCGTTCTCTTCACGATCCGTTGCGTCTAACCCTCCGCCGTAAATCATATCTGCAACGCCGTTAATGATTGCGCCGTTTGTTGAACTTGCTAAAAATAAGTCGCGTAAGTATTCGCCGTACAAGTCGTCGTGTCCGTAGTTAACGTACTTCTGTCCTTGCTTTTCATCAAACACCGGAATCTCTGAATCGGTGTAGCTTATAACACTTAGGTCGTGTTTGTTCATCATGGGTAAACGTATTGATTAACCGTAGGGTTGTATTCTTTGAAGTCCGGCGTTATCTCTTCCATATTGCCGTCATAATCTCTTACATACGCAATGCCTTCTTCTAATTCCGTTGCGTTAGCCGGATCGAGGTTAGAACTACTCGTCTGCTCATATATCTTGTAATGATAAAAACCCATCGGATAAGTGTCAAGTTTTCCGGTAGCGTCATAAAACTTTATGCGTCCCGTTGTTGGTGATGCCGTTTCGTCTTTGTCAATTACTGTAAATGTCAACGCTATGAACCTCGGTGTTTTGGTTGTGTCAACCGAAGTCGGTATAAAGTACAAAGAATTTTGCGAACCTTGCGACGTTAACTCAACTAAATACTTAACAGACGCTTGTGCAATACTTTGCGTTTGGTTAGCGGTTACGTAGAATTTGTTTACTACGTCAGTGTTTGTTGTGTTGTTAGCGTTGCGTATTTGTTGCATTTCAATTCAATATATAAAGACGCGATGTTTGTTTAATTAAAAAAGGAGGACGGCGCATTGCCACCCTCCCTTTTCATCTATCTGGTCAACGGTTTATACCGCTGTGATTGTTAGGTCTGCTTCGTCAGTCAACCCGTCGAACGGATATTTTGCCGTAGCTACTCCAGCCGATTGCGGTAGTATATACAACGGATCTTGTTCCTTCGCTGTGAAGTTCAAAGTTAAACCACTCATGTCTGAACGATTTGTACCCGTTGCAATCGTGTCGCCTCCCGTTAAGTAACAACCGTCAGTAATTCCCATAAGGAACACGTTGTCGTTGCTATCTTGTACGAAGATTTGAGCGCGATTCTTTGCGATTAATCCAAGCTGAAATAAGTCAGCCGCCACCACTTTATGAAGAACTACGTTCAGAGATTGGTTGTACATAACCGAACCAGTCGCTTTATCCGCTTCAATAGCAGTTGTAAAGTTAGACAAGTCAGAAACCAAGTTGTACTTAAATACAGTAACCGCACCGCCAGCTACAATATCCCAGTTAGCGAAACCCGCTGTTGTGATAGTGTAAGAGTTTCCTGTTACCGTTGCTTCTTTAAGTATATCCGAACAATAAGAACTACAAAAATAGATGGCCTTTAACCCTCCAATTGCGTCGCGGCAATCAATGCCCCTCGCTGCTGTAATATTGCAAGCCATGTTATTTTATTTAGTGGTTATGAAAAGTTAAATCCTACAACGCCGTCGCCCGGTACTGCTGTCTGAACACCAACGCCGAAACGCATCGCAACTTTTACGTTGTCCGATCCGTCGTAAGCGTAAGCCGGAATTAACTGAGCCGAAATGTCCGGAGTGTAGTTGTTAGTTCCTACAACGATGTTGTCAGGGTAAGTGAACACACAAACGTCAGTCGTGTTAGGTATTCCGCCTGTTGGGTAAACAGGGTATCCAAGATACGTCGCTCCGCCAAGTTCTTGATTGTATCCTTGGTTTGTGCTTTGTGCCGCGATAGCTTGTAAGAAGAAAGCGTAAGCTTCGTAAGAAACGTAGAATCCTGCACCCGGCTTTAATAGAATACCCGGTGTAGCTTGAGCCGCATCGAATACTAAATCAAGAACGCCAAGGATGTTAGCTTTTGTCCAAGCACCTAATGCACCTGTATCAGCTTCTGCGAAGCCCTTCATTGCTGATCCGCCAATACCAGTAGCGTCGTCGTCAATTACTCCGTCAGTAGAAAGAAGACCAACTCCGAAAGGAGCCGCACCTGACCACATTAAAGATTCAAGGTTTGTTCCTGTTCTGTCAGCAACAGATGCCATGAGGAAGTCTGTAAACGCAACAGGTAAATCTCCATCGCGGTTCATTGAACCTTGTGCCGCAACCCAAGTTGGGAATAACGTGCCACGACAGATAACTTCCATAACTGCAAGGTCGCTAAGTTCAACCACTTGCTCTGTAAGTGTAAGGTCATTTCCGTCAGCGAAAGCACAAGTAGCCGCTTGGATAGTGTCCGCAGTTGTAAGGTTGTTAATTACAGCCTTGTATTGTACGCCTTCGATTAGACGACAACGGCCTTTTGCGATAGTTTCCGCACCAAGTAGAGCCGCCGTTACATACGGTAAAGCTAACTCGCCGGCATAAGTTCCGCCAGTAACGGTAATATCGAAATCGTATTTCTTCAAATTACTCATTTTATTATTTGTTAGAGTTAATGATATGTAGCGCACGTTCTACACTATTTAATTTATTTAGTTCCTTCGACTTGTGCGTAGCCGAAAACTTGTTAGGTGAGTGCTTTACGCCCTCTGACGCAGGTGCGTCTTCTAATACTTTTAATCTTGAGTCGATTTTAGAGAAAGCCTCTTCAAGAACTTTTGCGTACTCGTCGTGGTCGGGAGTGTGAGTCGCTTCAACTTCAACCTCAACTTCTTCGTCGTTTGAGTAGATTGTTGCAACAAGTGTCGCGATAGCGTCAATAGTGTCTTGGCCTAAATCGGGGAAGCCTTGGTCTAAAGCGTCGCGAACTTTGTCGTAGTTCATGTCCACCTTTACTTCTTCTTCCTCGTCTTCGAGTTTTTCCTCGACTTCTTCGGCGTCTTCAAGTTCAACGTCAACGTCAACGGCCTCATCGTCGCCAAGCTGTGCAAGGCGCGAATCGTCGCTAACAACAATTTTCGTACCGTCCTCAAGTGTGTACGTGCCGGCGTCAAGAAGTGATGCCTCGCCGCTGTCGTCAAGGATTCTAACTTCTACGCCTACGTCCATTGACTCAGCTTCGGTAACGACTACACGCCCATCTTCAAGGCGTGCTTCGGCATAAAACTTCTGCTTTGGAAGTCCTAATACCTCTCGGATTTTTTCGATTGTGTTCATCGTTACTTATTAGATTATTACAAGGTTATATATATCAAACTTTCGG